GTGGTTTTAACATGGGCATTAAAAACAATAAAGAGGCGTTACTTTTAGCGCATAAATTAGCCATCACAGCACCCGATGAAGACTCTTTTTATAAGGTTGCCCCAATGATTGAAGACTTAAGCAGAACCATAAACAAAAAAGAAATAAAAGAGATCATATTCGAGGCCATTGCAAAATACGCAGAAATAAAAATAAGCAACTCTCAAAGTGCTACATCTTGGAGAGATGTAAATTTAATGCCGCAAATCAGCCCAGATTATCAACGCCTAATCTCACAATGGGCATAACCCTGCCAAAGCCTCCGTCATGGGGGCTTTTTTATTTCCCTTGGTATTTTCCTCGCAAATAATCCAGACTAACTGGCATTTCATCGAACGCCCCATCATTGACTTCGTGTAACATCCAAATTCCACGCCATGACAAGTTATTATGCGGGGTAAGGTAATCCTCATCATGTTGATAAAAGATTCCTGCAAAAATACCAGTCATACGCTGACCATCCGCTCGCCTCGCAAAGCTAATAGCTCTATCTTGAACATGCCCTTGCACAGTAGACATATGCATCTTGTTTAACATCAAAGTGGGGTTAGCTACTGGCCTACCCATTATGCCACTGGTAAAGTAGTGTTGGTAGGCAATGTTATTTATAACACAACACTCCAAGAATCCATAAACCTCCCATCCCATTTCCTCTAACTGTAGGTCTTTAAAACCAATTAGCCCATCTAGTTTTGGGTCTGAATTTGCGGCTCTGGCTATGCGGTTTTCATGGTTCCCAAGGGTAAACACCATTCGAGGGTTCCATTGTTTCTTTTTATCGTGCTTTAGCTTGGCTTGCTCCTGCCTGATAGGCTCTAACAATACCTTCATTGCCGCAATCCCTGCCTCAATGTCTGCAATATACCTCCTTCCTTCGTAGCCACGCGTACCGACATCGAATGATGAAAGCGATTCCATGTCAAAAAAATCTCCTATCATAACGATAACATCTGGCTTTTTCTCTGCCGCATACAACCCTGCCCATCTTAGGTGGTCAGTAGGTGAGTTAGGTTTGACTTGAGTATCTGGAATAATTAAATGCTTCATAGAACCTCACAAAAAAACGCCCCGAAGAGCGTTATGAATTTGTTAAATCGTCTTTTGCAATGGCAAGCAAGCCGCACACTACAAGTATTGTGTAGTAAGTAATCATTCCAACCTCATTATGTCTGTGAAGCGCGATTATACTTACCTCCCATCCTTTTAGGTAATGACTTTACTAAATAAGCGGCATACCAAAAGGTTATTCTTTCACTTCATCCGCTATCAAAAAATCAATGTACTGTTTTGCCTTGCGTAAATCCTCAATACCACCCTTATCACGCCATCGGCTGACATATTTAACCACATTTCCTTCAGCATAGCCAAGTTGGTTGCCCAAGATGTAATCAATGGGCTGTATCTCAAGGTTTTTGTAATGGCTTCCGCCTATCTGTATGTCCTTACTCATATACACCTCATTTTCCCCAAATAATTTCAGACTTATCAAACATAATTAAAGGCTCTATATCGTCAGGGTTTGGGGTTCTCCCTTTTGCAGTGCCGCCTGTCTGACATACTTTAAACTTTGCCCTATGCATAACACCATCATGGACTATTATATAACCAAACCTTCCTTCTTCTCTAAAAATAAAGTAAGACGGAAGCATGGTAGTTTGGCTGAGATGAAGAATCTCCATGTATTTAGGGACATTTAACGCACAAAATGCTTTCTTGCCGTCACCGTACCACTTACATTCTGCCCAACCAACCATGTCACCACGACTATCAGAATCACTGCCATTGTGAAACCAACCATCAAGCCTATACTTTTTAAGATTTGGTGACTGCTTGTACTGACAACCTAGTATCTTTGACATTGCCGCCAATAACCTTTGCTCCTTTGATCTGTCTGCTGATGTTTCTCGCATCTTAATCATATTAATATCCTTTTATTATGACCCGTTGTCGCCACAGGTGGGTCAATCCTGCTATGAAGGCCTTACAGACACCTTGGCTAGAAGGGAATATCTTCTGTGATTGGGGCAGAGTTAGCTTTGTACTCATCAACCCATTCCTTGTTAGTTTGTTGTTGCACTCGCTCAGTCTCTCCAGTGTAGAAAACCTTAACATTACCCAAGATAGGAGTCTTAACACCCTTTTCTCGCTCTTCTTTGTCTACAGACTGACTGATAAAGCCGTTGTTTTCATACTGATCTTGCTCGGCAGTGTCTACAAACGTAGTAAGGTCAAGGTAAGTACCCTTTTCACCCTTGTATAGCCGCTCTTTGTCGATCTTTGTGACATCAATTCTTACCGATAAACCTACTTTCATTTTAAATTCTCCGTTTCATTTACAATAATATCAACAGCTTTTTGTACTTCAGCCGCCAACTTCTCTATGTACTCATCATCACGTTCCACTCTTACGATAAGGTGGGGTAGTTCTTCAGAGTACGCCATTAAATCCCACCAACTACGCCCAGTAATCATCATACAGCCCATGATTTGTTGCTTGTATTTGTTGATAAAAGATTTATTGTTTCTGTGATAGCCTATCAGATTGGAATCAGTCGGGCATTTTATCTCTAACCCTCCGTCCTCTCCTACAAAACCATCTGGACTGCAACCAAACTCCTCAGAATCGTCTAGTATAAACCCATATTCTGTAACTTCTTGCTCAGTTATGAACTCGTAATGCTCTCTGGCCTCATTTTCGAGCCTTGTCCCACGCTCCATATGCTGATTTACGTAGATAGGGACACGAACACCCTTTAATCTCTCTTCTATCAGGTCATTTATGTACCCATCAGCCTGAGAACTAGCCTTCCCTGCGGAGGTAATCAGCTTGTTAAACATGGAAGCAGAGGGTCTACCCAATCTTGAGGCAAACCACTCGTCACTGCCCTGAATATGCTCTAGGGCGATCATTTTTTAGCCTTAGCATTCAGTGCCGCAACAGCTTTAGAGTAGTGTACAGCTAACATCTCATCGACTGAGGTTGCTTTGAAGTGCTTTAGAAACACCTTAACATCCACTCCATGCTCTTCGATTAAACCTTTGATCTCTTTAGCCTGCTCCTCAGACACTACAGCATTTTGTACAGCTTGCGGCAAGTCTTCCCCTGCGTATATGTAAGCACCTAGCCCATGCATGGCAATAGCTTTAACTAAACAGCGCATACGAGCATCCGAAATGTCTCTGGATGTAGGGTTAGGCACAGCTTTATTCCTATTATCCATTACTGGTAGCCACATAGAGTGTGTTTTCTCTTTCACTGTGACCGATACGTTGACTTCACAAGTACCATTCTCAAGAAAGGAAGGAGGACAGTATGTGTAGCTTGAATCAGGGTAGTGTTCCATTAAAGTAGACCACGCCCATGCCCATGACAGGTAAGACAAATTGCCTTTCTTCTCAATGTTTTTTGATACGTCTATTGCTGATAATGTTTTCCATGTACTCATTTCACTGTACTCCAATTGTTTGTGCGGTCGTTTTCTCTAAAATTAATTCTCAATCGAGAACCATATTTCTCGCCTTCATTATTTTTTTCCCAATTACTTCTAAATAACTGTTTGTTCTTAGCTGTTTTTTTGCGATTTCTTTTCACGCTATTTGTAAGATTTCGTCTTACCCATTTATATAAATGTATAGCATTTAAAACATCAGCTTTTTCTTGTTTACCAACCAAACACTGCTCTAAAGCAGTTTGAAGAGATAAAGAGTGAATGCCAATAAATGTATCTAAGGGCATAGTCCAAGATATAAAAAGAACGTCACCAATATCACGCCTATCTCTGCATCTTTTAAGCTCAAGTCCGTTAAACCACTCAATACCTTTTTCACTAACTCTATTATCAACGATAAATTCAGGTTTGTATTTTTCTATAAAAGTGATAACGAAAGCCGCCATCTTTGGAGGGTAACGTCGATATTGGCTGACAAGCATCATATCCCAATGTTCTTGTTTAGTCATTGTTCGCTCCTCGCTGTAGCATTCATCTCTAGGTTGTATGCCTTACCATAACCCTGCTCATAAGCATCTGATTGATTAGGCAGAGCATCATAGCCTGCTATTCTATCGTACTCTCCACGATCATAGTCATTTAGATCATTCATATTATCCATGACTTTTCTCCATATTCTTTATCCATCGAGCCTCTATAACCTTGGCTTTCTTCTCGCGCTCATTCCAAAACCAGTCATCATTCTTCTGATCAGGGTCTACTGGTTGTCCTGCAAGTCTTGAATAAAAATCATCTAAATCATCTGGACATTGTATTGGATTGTCTCTCATGTTGATTTCCTTGTTTTGTTGTTTGTCATAGTATAATGGACTAGGGTTAACTAGATGTCAACAAAAGTTTGACTAGAGATTAAAATTAATTTACAGTTCGCATTCACTACTAAGGAGTTAACATGGACATCAACAAATCA